TCTACTGGCGATGATATATTAGACTTTAGCGAAAGAAACCCATTTGGAGAGGTTGACGAATACTAATGTTTGGAGAACATTTTTATCACAAAACAATTCGTAACACGGTTATCGCCTTTGGTACAATCTTCAATAATATTAATATCAAGCGATTGGATTCTAGCGGTAACCCCTTACAAAATATTAGAGTGCCTTTATCGTATTCGCCTAAAGAAAAGTTTTTAGCAAGACTAGACGCACAACAAGATTTAACTGGTGATGATTCTAAAGTAGCAATCACATTACCTCGTATGTCATTTGAGATTACAGGTTACAACTATGACGCTTCTCGTAAGTTAAATAAAAATATAAAAATGGCAAAAGTTAAAACATCAGGTGATACAGAAAAATTAAATACTCAATATGTGCCTGTGCCTTATGATATTTCTTTTCAATTAAATATATTTACAGCAACACAAGACGATGGTTTGCAAATACTAGAACAAATACTACCATACTTTCAACCAGATTATACTGTGACTATGATACAAGACGCAACATATATGGATACAAAAAGAGATATACCTTTTATACTAGGTAACGTTTCTTATGATGATAGTTATACAGGAACATTAACAAGTCTAAGAAGAATAATTTATACATTATCTTTTACTGCTAAAACATATTTGTATGGACCTATATCTACTAGTGCAATTATTAAAAAGGTTTCTGCTGATATGTACACTAATACACAAGATAAAAATCCATTTCGTAGTGAAAGGGTTACTGTTGAACCTAATCCTACATCAGCAGATAGAGATGATAGTTATACTTATACAACAACACTTGAATTTTTTGATGACGCCAAAAACTATGATGAGGCAACTGGGAATGACAAATAATGAGCAACATAGATGATAAATTAAATGAAGTTTTAGGTATTGTTGAAGATACACCAAAAGAAATAATACCAAAAGAAACTAAAGAATTAACAGTACCAGAAGATAAAGATCCTGATATAGATTTTGAAACTGGTCGTAAAAATCTTTACAATTTAATAGATAAAGGTAATGAAGCAATTGATGGTATACTTGACTTAGCAAAAGAGGGTGAACATCCTCGTGCTTATGAAGTTGCAGGACAATTAATCAAAACAGTTAGTGAAGTATCACAAAATCTTTTAGACTTACAAGATAAGTTAAAGAAAGTAAAAGAGGTACCAAATACTGGACCAAAGAATGTCACTAATGCTTTATTTGTTGGGTCAACAACTGAACTACAAAAAATGTTGAAAGATAAAAAACAATGAAAAACTTTCCTGACGGATTAGAAAAAAGATTAACTTTACCAAACTTTCCTCGTAGTGAGGATGAGATGTCTTTTATTAGAGATAAGATAGCAACTAGAACTGCTGAAGATGTTGCTTCTATTCGTAATCATGACCAAGAACCTTTTTATGCTATTCGACAATATTGTGAAAAAAATAATTTACCAATGGATAGAGATAAGTTTATGAAGTTAATGGATAATGCAGGTGAGATTATTGGTAAATTTAAAAAGAGTTTTAATAGAATTAGACCTTTTGAGTTAGATAAAAAGTTAAATACTTTGCCAAGTAAAACAAATAAAACTAGAGCATATCCAAGTGGGCATTCAGCACAATCAAGATTAGTTGCAAGAATAATGGCTAAAAGACACCCAGAACATGAAGTAGAATTATTGAAAGCAGGTGACGAATGTGGTATGGGAAGAATTAAAGCGGGTTTTCATTATCTATCAGACCATGAAGCAGGCAAACTATTAGGCGAAAAACTTTTCGCTTTTGTAAAGAACATTTAAATTATGAGTAAATTAGAACAATACCTAGGGAATCCGAACCTCAAAAAGGCACACACTAAATCACGCTTCACTAAGAAACAAATACAAGAAGTGATAAAGTGTATGGATGAACCACAATACTTTATAGAAAATTACTTGAAGATTGTTACTATTGATAAAGGTCTTGTGCCTTTTCAAATGTATGATTTTCAGCGGGAGATGGTTGACAAGTTTCATAATAATCGTTTTACGATTTGTAAACTACCAAGACAAAGTGGTAAGTCAACAGTTATAATATCCTACCTCTTACACTACGTCTTATTTAATGACAATGTGAATGTTGCAATATTGGCCAACAAATCTTCTACGGCAAGAGATTTGTTAGGTCGTTTGCAGTTGGCGTATGAACATCTACCGAAATGGATGCAACAAGGCGTTCTCAACTGGAACAAAGGGTCACTTGAATTAGAAAACGGAAGTAGAATTGTAGCGGCAAGTACATCTTCTAGTGCTGTTCGAGGAAGTACATTTAATATTATATTCTTAGATGAGTTTGCTTATGTGCCTAATAATATTGCTGAAGAATTTTTTAGTTCAGTTTATCCTACTATATCATCTGGTAAATCTTCTAAAGTGATGATAGTTTCTACACCACACGGAATGAATATGTTTTATAAGTTGTGGATGGATGCTGTCAATAAGAAAAACGATTATGTGCCAACAGAGGTACATTGGTCTGCTGTACCTGGTCGAGATGAGAAGTGGAAAGAACAAACAATCAGAAACACTAGTGAGGCACAGTTTCAAACAGAATTTGAATGTGAGTTCTTAGGTAGTGTAGATACACTTATCAATGCAAGTAAAATAAAAACAATGGTTCCGATTGACCCACACCGAAGTGGTAACTTTGATGTTTGGGAAAAACCAAAGAAAGGACATATCTATACAGTTTGCGTTGATGTTGCAAGAGGTATAGCAAATGATTATTCGGCTGCATTAGTTGTTGATTGCACGAAGGCACCATATAAGATTGTTGCAAAGTTTAGAGATAATGATATTAAACCGATTGTCTTTCCTAACATTTTACAAAAAATAGGTAATGCATATAACAAAGCATATATGTTAATTGAGATAAACGACTTAGGACAACAGGTAGCAGACGCTATGCAATTCGAGTTAGAATATGACAACATGATGATGGTAACGCAACGAGGCCGTTCAGGACAAGTATTAGGAGGGGGTTTTAGTGGTAGAGGTAATCAATTAGGATTACGAATGACTAAAGGTACGAAAAAAATCGGAACTTCTAATATGAAAAGTTTGATTGAGGCAGATAAGTTAATCATTCAAGACTTTGATATAATCTCAGAATTATCAACATTTATTGCAAAAGGCAAATCATTCGAAGCAGAACCGGGTTCACATGACGATTTAGTTATGTGTTTAGTCATATTTTCATGGGCAGCAAACCAAAGATACTTCAAAGAGTTGACCGATGTCAACGTAAGAGGTATGATGTTTACTGACCAACAGAATGCTATCGAAGCAGATATGGCACCTTTTGGATTTATTGACAATGGAATAGACGATCCTGAAGGAAATAACAATTCTTTTTATGATGACGCAGGTGAGTTATGGTCACCAGTTGAAATTCGCAAAGGAATATAGAGTTTTCGTATATGATAAATATACACAAAGGGTTATAACAAACAAAACTTAATATTAAGGAGAACGAACAAATGGCATTTCAAGTATCACCAGGTGTTCTAGTACAAGAAACTGACCTAACGAATATCGTACCAGCCGTATCTACTTCAATCGGTGCTGGTGTAATCGTTTCTAAAAAAGGTCCAGTTGACGAGATAACTTTAGTATCAAGCGAAAAAGAACTAGTTGACACATTCGGTGAACCTAATGGATCAACTTTCGAATATTTTTTTGCTTTATCAAGTTTCTTACAGTACGGAAACGCCCTTAGAGTTGTACGACCTGCTCTTGCAGGGTTAGTAAATGCAGTATCATCAGGATCTGCTATACTAATTAAAAGTACAGACGACTATTTGAACAACTATGGTTCTGGCGAAGCGAATGTAGGCTCTTGGGCTGCTCGTGAAGCAGGAACTTTAGGAAACAATTTGAAAGTTTCTGTATGTCCTAATTCAACAGCATTTGCAAGTGCTGGATCCTCAAACTTAATCAATGACGCTTCTATGGCAATCGGCGATACATCATTTACAATTGATGACGCTGGTGGCGATAAAATTCAAGTAGGCGACATACTAGAGTTTGGAGACGCTTCAGGTAACTTTACAGCTGCACCATCAGGACATTATTATAAAATTACAGATATATCTGGATCAGTAGTAACAATCACAAGATTCAATCCTCAAACAGGAGCAACTGAAACTGGTGGTTTAAGACACGCTGTTGTAGATAACGCACAATACAAAAGATATTGGGAATATTATTTCCAATTCTCAAATGCACCATCAACTAGTGATGATGTTTCAGCTGCAGGCGGTAGTAATGATGAATTACATATCGTAGTAGTTGATGAAGATGGCGGTATCTCAGGTACAGCAGGAACTATACTAGAAACTTTTGAAGGTTTATCACAAGCTTCAGACGCTAAAAATTCAACAGGTGGTTCAAACTACTATGTTGACGTAATCTATTCAGATAGTAAATATATTTACTGGATGGATCATGAAGCAACTTTAGCAAATGCAGGTTCTGCTAAAACAGGACAGACTTTTGATAATACTTTCACACAAACTATAACAACTATATCTACATCACTAGGAAGTGGCGTAGATGGATCATCTGCTTTTACACCTACTAACGGTGAATTAGCAACTGCTTTTGATAGATTTAATGACACCGAAAATGTTGACATTAACTTATTGATTGCAGGACCTTCACAAACATCAGCAGACGCAACTGGCGATACACTTGCAACTAAAGTTATCGACATAGCAGAGCAAAGAAAAGATTGTGTAGCATTCATATCTCCTGCAAGAGATGATGTTGTTTCAAAA